TAGATGCACTCCTTGAAGTTAGTGGTGTTTATGAACGTTTTCCTAAAAAGGGACATAAAACAACTATAGGTGGTATTCGTAATACTATTAAAGAAACTAAGAAAAAATCTCTTCGAGTCTTTAACACTACTGATGCAGAGATAAAAGATTGGTTATCCACTAATAAAAAATTTGGTAAGAACAGAGTATCTTCTGTAGATGGAGTAATGTGTTATCATAAGATTCTTGATGAATCATTTTATTATCGTTATGCCAATGATATCCTAAAATGGACTTGGGTTGGATTTGCTAAAAACGAAACTGTTAGAGTCTGTGCATCAAGCAAAGCAGAATGTGAAAATCAAATCGAAAGAGAAAGAGAAGAGATGGTTAATACCATCCAAGATATACTTGATAATACTATCAATTGGTATATCTCATGGGTAGAAAAACGATTTGGTAATGTTGGTATGAAGGTTGATCTTCCTAAAGTTGAGTTATCAAAACTTCCATTAGAACTTTATTGGATTCCTCAAATAGATGGAGAAGAAGAAGCTATTAGAGTTGATCTATAGATTCATTTAACAAAGAGATCTTGACAGGTCTCTTTTTTTATGCTAGTATGTTGAGGTACTATACAAACATAAACATGAAAATCACTGAAAAATTTGAAATCGTTAGTTTCATTACAGATCAGTATCTACAAGAATCAATTCGTAGCATAGACAATCATTTTGGAGAAGGATATGCAAAGAAAAATCCAGAACTTGTCTCTCGAATGATGGGAATTATGGATAATACAAGTGGACGCAATGGTGGTAACATTGCTGAATATAGATAGTATGTTCGAGATGGATCAGAGACCTTAACAGGTCTCTTTTTTATTCTAAATAACTAGGTATTCAAAAAAGTAATGAAATCATACAAACAATTTCGTCGTGATTGTCCTAGTGGTTATAAATTTAGCAGTAAATTAGGTGCATGTATTCCAAAAGGGAATAGACATGTAAACGTTATTGGTCGCTATTTGGGAGGAAGACAAAATGATGACAGCGATAATAATAAAAAAAATGGTTCTAATGGTAATGGGAACGGTAATGGTGGCAATGGGAACGGTAATGGTGGTTACAGCAACGGTGGAAATGGTGGAGGAAATGGCGGTGGTGGAAACGGTGGAGGCGGTGGAGAATAGTATTGATAAATAACTACAAATATTGCGTTCAAAATGAAACCTACACCTAGAGAAGCATCAGAAATCAAGAAACAGTATGAATCTGTTGTTGATCATTTGATAAAAGAAGGATACGCAGACGATAAAGATTCTGCAGATAGTATCATCAAAGGAATGAGTCAACAGTGGTTTGATATAATTATCGACTAATAATGGCAACTGCATTTGATAGACAAATACAGAATAGAAATTTTTTATCTCCAGTTGGATTTAAATTTGTTTTAGGAAAACATCCTAAAGTTGATTTCATATCACAATCTGCTAATATACCAGATATAAGCTTAGCAACACAAATTCAACCATCTTATCTAAAGGATATTGATGTACCAGGAGAAAAATTAAATTATGGGGATTTTTCCCTAACTTTTCTTGTGGATGAAAATATGGAGAACTATTCCATACTTCATAAATGGTTGAAAAGACTTGGTTTTGCAGCAACTACTGAAGATTATCAAAAATTAATTACAGATAGAGACGGACAAAGAGACCCAAAGGAAGCATTTAGCGATGGCACTCTTCAAGTTTTAAGTAGCAACTTTCAACCTATAATACAGGTTAAGTTTGTTGATTTATTTCCAATCTCATTAAGTAGTTTAACCTTTGATGTATCTGATACTGATGTTCAGTACTTTACAGCAGAGGCATCTTTCCGCTATACTATATTTGAGATCAACGATATGTTTGACAAAGAACTTTAATTAAATAATCTTTATTATGGATCTTGATAAGATTCAGGAAATGTGGGAAAAAGACGCTCGCATAGATCCTGATAATTTACATGATGAATCATTAAAAATTCCTCAACTACATTCAAAGTATTATACTCTTTATAATACGATTACTTTAATGCGGGAGAAAGCAAGAACAACTCAAAACGAAGTAAGTTTAGATAGGTACAGATATTATACTGGTAAAGCACCTGCAGAAGTTTATGCAGAAGAACCGTTTCCATACAAGATAAGAGAGAAAGAAGCACTGCAGAAGTATATGGAAGCAGATGAGAGACTAGCAAAGATAAATCTTAAGGTAAAATACTATGATACTACTCTAAAGTTCTTAGAAGAGATTATAAGAGCAGTGTCAAATCGTACATATCAAATAAAAAATGCTATTGAATGGCAAAAATTTCAGTCTGGATTTAATTGATAAATAAACCAGATGTGGAGATATTATGTCTCATTTGGTTATTTCAAAGAAGAACGAAGTATATTTAAATGTTGAGGCAGAACCTCATGTTTATTATGAATTGGCAGATCAGTTTACTTTTGAAGTACCTGGTGCACAGTTTTCTCCTGCCTATAAAAATAAGTATTGGGATGGAAAGATAAGGTTATTTAATACACAAACGAAGCAAATATATGTTGGACTATTAGATAGAGTAATACAATTTTGTACAGATCATAATTACACTTATGCTTTTCAACCAAGCAAGTTCTATGGACTGCCCTTTGAAGTGAATGAGCAGATCTCCTTAGAAGGTGTTAAAGACTATATGAATGCTATTTGCAAGTATTCTCCGCGTTCTTACCAAGTAGAGGGAGTATACGACGCTCTAAGGCATAATAGAAAGTTGTTGATATCCCCAACTGCATCGGGAAAGTCTCTGATGATATATTCGATTGTTCGATATTTTGTTGAACGCAAGCAAAATACTCTGATAGTCGTTCCGACGACTTCCCTAGTAGAACAGATGTATAAAGATTTTGCAGACTATGGCTGGGACGTAGGTTCATTTTGTCACAAGATATACGCAGGTAAAGAAAGAGAGACGGACTCTCAAGTCATTATTACTACTTGGCAATCAATTTACAAACTCCCCAGAAAGTATTTTGAGAGATTCTCTGTGGTAATTGGGGATGAAGCTCACCAGTTTAAATCAAAATCATTAATATCTATAATGACAAAACTTGCTGATGCCAAATTTCGTTACGGTTTTACAGGAACTCTTGATGGAACGCAAACACATAAATGGGTTTTAGAGGGTTTGTTTGGTCCTTCATACAAAATTATTAAGACAGATGAACTCATGAAGAAGGGACACGTTGCTACATTAGATATCAATGTGCTTCTATTGAAACACCCACCGAATAAATTTGAGACTTTTGAAGATGAAATACAGTATATAATTAACCACGATAGAAGAAACAAGTTCATTCGTAACTTAGCACTGGATTTAAAGGGTAATACTTTAATATTATTTGCAAGAGTTGAGGGACATGGAGAACCCTTATATAATTTAATAAATAGTAATAGTCTAGAGCAACGTCATGTTTTCTTTGTTCATGGCGGTGTAGATACAGAAGATCGGGAAAAAGTCCGTTCTATTACAGAAAATGAAAATAATGCTATAATAGTAGCATCATACGGAACATTCAGTACAGGTATCAACATCAAGAATTTGCATAATGTCATTTTTGCTTCTCCTTCCAAATCACGAATACGGAATTTACAATCAATTGGTAGGATTCTTAGAAAGGGGAGCAACAAGACCAAAGCAACTTTATATGATATCGCTGACGACATTTCCTTCAAATCCAGGAAAAATTACACACTTAATCACTTAATTGAAAGGATTAAGATTTATAACGAAGAAAAATTTAACTATGATATAGTAAACATACCACTGAAAAAATAATGGGAGAAGAGTTCTACTGCATATTAAAATTAGTTTCTGGAGAGGAAATCATCTCATTGATTACAATTGATGAGACAGGAGATGAAGCCATAATTGTTGCACAGAATCCTCTTATCATGAAGGTACAATATGCACCAGATGGAACTTCTTATATAAAAGTAAAATCTTGGATGGATCTATCTAGTGAAGATATATTTGTAATTAAACCAGACAAAGTCATTACTATGACTGAAACTAAAGATCAAAAGTTAATTGATATATACAACGATTTTATAAAAGATGATGATCAGGATATTTTTAGTCCGCCTGGAAAAACTAAAGTAACTAGTGAAATGGGATTAATTGGTAAAGTGTCCGACGCTCGGATAAAATTAGAAAATATCTATAATATGAAACAACTTCCTCCTTCCGACCCTAAAGAGTCCTAATAATACAGCTATTATTGCCCTTGAACCTCTACAAAGGTTATTGTACATAGATTCCACCACCTTGTCAAGTCATTGTTTTTGTGATACAATAAATTCAGTAAGGGAGATAGCAATGCTATGCCAAAGAAAAAGTCGGAGCACTATGTTAACAACAAAGAGTTTTTAGAAGCACTAATTGTCTATAGATCAAAAGTTGAACATGCTAAAGAGAATGATTTACCTAAACCACGTATTACAAATTATCTTGGAGAGTGCTTTCTTAAGATAGCAACTCATTTGTCATATAAACCAAATTTTGTTAATTATATGTTTCGTGAAGATATGATATCTGATGGAATAGAAAATTGTGTTCAATACATTTATAATTTTGATCCTGCTAAATCTAAGAACCCATTTGCTTATTTTACACAAATTGTTCACTATGCGTTTCTAAGAAGAATACAAAAAGAAAAGAAACAATTAGATATTAAGACAAAGATAATAGAAAAAACTGGTTACGATGAAGTAATGGTTGTGGAAGATGGTGCAAGTGGAAGTGCTTCAGACTATAATACAATTAAAGATAATATTGTTTATAAAACAAATAGATGAAGGTTGCTATTATAACAGATACCCATTATGGTGCTAGAAAGGGTTCTAAACACATACATGATTACTTTGAGAAGTTCTATAAGAATGTCTTCTTTCCGTCTTTAGAAGAGCATAACATAGACACTGTGATTCATATGGGAGATATATTTGATAGTCGAAAGGCAATAGATCTCCAAAGTTTAGAGTGGTCAAAGAAAGTAGTCTTTGAACCAATGAAGAAATATAGATTACATGCTATCATTGGTAATCATGATTGTTATTATAAAGATACTAATTATGTAAACTCTCCAGAGTTACTATTAAATGATTACTCAAATATAACAACCTATTCTGAACCTGCTGAGATAAATTTAGATGGATTGAATATATTACTACTACCTTGGATTAATTCAGAAAATTATGAGAGCACAAAGAATTTAATCAAAACTTGTAAATCAAAAGTTGCTATGGGACATTTAGAGATGAATGGTTTCCAAGCAACTCGTGGTCATATTATGGAAAGTGGTATGGAAGTTGATGTCTTTGAGAACTTTAGTAGAGTATACTCTGGACATTTTCATACTAGATCTAATGATGGAAAGATATATTACTTGGGTAATCCATATGAGATGTTCTGGAACGATGTAAATGATCCTAGAGGATTTCATATATTCGATACAGAGACTTTAACTCATACTCCAATAAATAATCCATATAGACTATTTTATAACATTTATTATGAAGATACCCCACATCAACTATTTGATTTTACAGAGTATGACAATAAAATTGTAAAAGTAATTGTTCGCCAAAAAACGAACAGTAGAAACTTTGAGAGATTTATAGATAAACTTTATTCCAGTGGTGTTCAGGATCTTAAGATAATTGAGAATTTTCAGTTGCAAGAAAATGAAGAATTTGCTATAAGTGAAGAAGAAAATACAATTACCATATTAAATCGTTATGTAGATGAATCTGAAATAGATCTTGATAAGTCTAAAATTAAAGGTATCCTCCAAGATATCTATAAACTAGCTCGCGAGGTAGCAGAATAATGTACATGCTTACACTTAAAGATCGTACTACAGACGGTGCATATGCGATTGCTGATAAGAATGGAGATAAAGTTCTTCTTATGTTTGAAGAAAATGATGATGCCGAAAGATATGCCATGTATCTAGAAACCAGTGAAAAATATGCTAATGAAATGGTTATTGTCGAAGTTGATGATGAACTTGCTGTAAAAACTTGTAAAATGAACAACTACAAGTATTCAATTGTAACTATTAATGATTTTGTTCTTCCTATATTATGATTATCTTTAAAAAAATACGTTGGAAAAATTTCTTAAGCACTGGAAATCAATTTACGCAAGTTGATTTTTTAGAGTATCAAACTAATTTAATTGTTGGAACAAATGGTGCAGGAAAGTCTACAATACTAGATGCTCTTACTTTTGCATTGTTTAACAAACCTTTTCGTAAGATTAATAAGTCTCAATTAGTAAACACCACTAATGAGAAGGAAACTCTTGTTGAGGTTGATTTTGAAGTTAATAATAGAGAATATGTTGTTCGTAGAGGAATAAAACCAAATGTATTTGATATCCAAGTAAATGGAGAGTTATTGCACAGAGAGGCAGACGATAGAACTAATCAAAAGATATTAGAAGAGAATATATTAAAAGTTAATTATAAGTCTTTTACACAGAT